GTCAGCAGACTGGCGGCGCTGAATTTTACGGCTCCACTCTGCCGTTACTGCTGCAATCAATTCCTTGATTCTATTCATGGTTTGCCTCCAGCTTTCTAAAGTAGACTTCAATCATATCCATAGACTCTTTAATGATGTTCAACCGGTCGATGGTGATATCAAGTAGATACGGAAACTCTTCTGGTAGTAACGTTAAGCGGCTGTCTCCCTGCTCTACCCGGTCATAAGCTGCAACCCGTATAGCTTTTAACAGCGCCTCAAGTCTGAAGATTTCGTTACTCACATCAAGAGCCATATCAAAGGTAAAAAGAGAGGCGCTCATATCTCCAACCCCACAAGTTCAATTTCAAAGTATGGCAATTCAGATAGGCCGTTACCTACTTTCACCATTAAAACTTCCTGCTCCCGCATAAAGGTCTCAAGCCCTTCAACGGCATCAGGAGAAAGAAGTAAATCTCTGCCAGGTGGTATCGCCTGCAACAAGTCAATCAGTAGCCTGTTTTTCTTGGCGTTCAGTAGCAATATATCTATCGGATTGCACCTGCTCATGAGCGCCCCCCGCCTGCTGCTGTGATAATCATTCCTTCCCCCTCCCTCAAGTTAGTTTTTACATTCCAGTGATGCTTATATTTCAACATCAGCCCGCCAAATCTTGTTTATAAACATGGTGTCAAGAAAGTTGAGACCCTTTGTCTGTGTTCAGGCCGGATAGAGCCTCTAAGGCTAAATTTGCGCCTTTTCGTTTTTTGCCTTTCTGCTCATCGACTCCAGGGCATTAATCACCTTTCCGGCTCCGGCACGATCCAGAAAGCGGATATCCGAAACCTTGGCTACCCTGAAGATAAAAGAGCGGAGTGCCTTTGCCCTTTGCTCCGGATCTTCAACCCGGCTCACGTCATCCCAGAGGGCTTCGATCTTGCGCAACTGCGGCGCTGATGCCATACCGGGACGGCCTTCAAGGTCAATATGCCGGTCTGCTTTGCGCCTGAACCATGGCTTTTGGCCGATCTTCAGCTTCATATCCTCAATCAAGGCATCGGCCTGACGGCTCGTAAGGGCTGTGCTGCTCTCTACCCCGCCAAACAGCAGCAACAGGGCGCGATAGGTGGCATCATCCATTCCGCATGCATTCTTCAGGGTGTGAATCGCCTTGATCTGCTGCTTGTTAACCGGCTGTCTGTGGGTATGCTTTGCAACGCTCATGATTGCTCCCCTAAATCGGCTCAAGTCCTTCAGCATCATCGAAGAAATCTTCCAACTCGGCAGAATCGGACAAAGTCCTCTCTACCAACTCCTGAGCAAGGCCATACAAACCACCCCAGTAAATCTCGGCCCTTTTCTTCTCACTCACGTTATCAGTTGCAACACCCATAACCTCTAGAAGGGCTTGCAGCTTTAATTGAGTGGCTTCAATGCTTTTTACTCTCCGAACCATAACTCCCCCTTTAAATTGCATCGATTACTTCTGCCGTCACTTTGCTCTCGCCAAATTCAAAGGCCAGATTCATGGCCCTGATGATGTAGTTTTCAATCAAACCGGGGAACGCCTGGGAAACCGATTGATTATTACTATCTTTGATAATCAGCCGCTTTGACAGGGCCTGTACGCCGTCCTCAGTTATGATTGACTCGATCTTTACACCGATACGTTTGAACTTGAATTCGATATAAGCCCGCAAGTCCTCATCAATCCCCCTGATCTCGGCAATCTGAATACGGCGGATAACCTCTCTCATGTTCATATGTCGTCTTTCATCAAGCATCTCTTTGAGTTCCGGTTGACCAATCAAGATGATGCCAAGAAGTTTGCGATAGCCGTCTTCGAACTCATAAACCTGCTTAAGGTATTTGAGGGCTACCGGGCTGAGATTGTGTGCCTCCTCAATAATGAGAATGTGCCGGATGCCCTGATTTGCCCGGAGAGTCAGCAGCCGCTCAACCTGGCGCACCTTCTGTTCTGTCTTGATCTGCGGCTTCTCTCCCGAGATATCCATGATGATGGCATCACACAAACTCACAGAATTGATTCTGGACTGTATCCCTGTACCGGCACTGATCCGCCGGTTACGAGCTTCGATAATTGAAATACCGCCTTCACGCCGGAGGGTTTCCACAACCTTTTTCCGGATGGTTGACTTGCCGCTGCCGACTTCGCCAATAATGGCTATGAATCCGGCGTTGTAAGCGGCGTCAGTCATAGCCATTTCGGCAAAGCGGTGCTCGCTCGACATAAAAATATCTCTCTCCGAATTGACGGAATTGAGGAACGGATGCCTGAACAACTTGAACAGCTTCATAGCTCCTGGATGCAGCATTTCGACCTCCCATGTCATTGCGGCAACTTCCTGAGTCTCTTTATCATCAAGGGTTTTCGGCATGCTTGCCGAAACTCGCCTGCCGTGACCTTCCAACTGTGCCTTGCGCAAGTCTAGACCAAGCGGGGACCATATCCGCGCCACTTCATAATTCTTCGCCAACAGCCAGTTCATGGCCTTGTGATTGTCCCGGACTACTTGCTCAAGAGCAGCCTTAAAACCCTTGATTTTGCGCGGCAAATAGCCCCGGTTGATGCATAGGTTCATGCTTGTCCTGGACACACCTCGCTTAACAATTGCAGCAACGGAATTGGCTAGTTCCTGCTGGCTGATGTCACAATTCAAGGCCAGTTCCTTCAGTACGATAGGCTTAAATTCAAACTGCCATCCAAGTGCCGGTCTAGTTGCCATAATCGCTTTACCTCCCGCCTACTGCGTTCTGTGCCTGAATAGAGGCGTCTTCCGGTACAGTAAAAGTTCCCGTTTCAACTATCTCCTCAACCACCTGATTGATTAATCTCACCTCGATAGTTTCTCCAAAGGCTGATCTTAAGCTTTGGCTTAACCCGGTTCCCGCCAAAACAACCCCTTCAGCAAGAAGCTTCTTAAGCAGTTCCATCATTGGTACCTGGATTGACGCTGTTGACCTGGAGATTTCAATAGGCGTGCCCCTTTTAGACATAGTGGCAAGGTTGCTTACTTTGTCGGCTTGATGCCCGAAAACCACCGTTCCAGAGAAGGGCACAGCCCCTTTCTTCGGCTCCTGAGTGCCATAGGCCATCTCCTTAATCTGCTTCTTGGCCTGCTGAGTTGCAGTTTCAGGCAGTGACCGGTATTCCTGACCGATGATGGCAGCGTTTACCGAGAAACTTCCGTTTTCTGCTGACAGCTTGCCGATCGCCTTGACCTCATAAGCAACGTCATTCCAGATAACGGTAATGCTCTGATCGTTCTTCCAGAGATAGGGATTAAGGCGGACTTTGACTTTGCAGCGGGCGGGAAGGCTTTCAATGCACTTCAGGTTATAATCACAGCTCTTGTAGGCCATCCGGTAGCCGCGTACCGTGCATTCCGCCTCAGGCTCGCTGAAAATCATATTCAGAACATCCTCTTCAGGGAGTTCGCGGAGCTGCTCCTGTTTTATCAACAGCCAGCTTGCAAGGCGGGTCATACCGTGACGACGATGTATTTTAGTGGCGTGATGGTGGATTGTGAAATCAACAGCCCATTCATTCAGCTCTTCAACCGAATGAGCCGGGGATATCCTGAGGCGTGTTTCAAAGCGGGTTTCAATGATGTTGTGGACAGTTTCAACAGCTCCCTGGCGGCGCGGGTTGTATGGTTTTCCTTTTGGCCGGATAATGCTAAGGCCGTCAAAGAAGTTTTTCATCGCATGGCTGGTCTGTGCTGATCCTGCATCCATCAACAGATAGAATGGTACGCCTCGGAGCGGATAACGGCTATCTTCCTGCCCTCTCCATGCCCACTTGAGGAAATCCCAGAGATTTTCCCGACTCTCGCCGTCGGCAATGTAGTATTTGAAGGCAAAAAAACCGGAAAAGTGATCATCTAGGACGTAACGCAACAACTTTTGTTTAATTTTGGCAATGTTGCCGAGTTTGTTCTTGTAATAGTCCCGTTCATCCATGATCCCCATTTTGCCGTTCTTCAGGTAATACTGGATGCAGACAGACACATCGACCAGGTGACAGTAATTCGGGTGCAAACTACGCATTTCGGTATGCGGTGAAGGGGCGTTCAGTTGTTCTTTATTCATGAAATGCTCCCTCAATATTCGCTGCATGGTACTAACGCTGATCTGCCCCGCTTCAATAATCCCGTTGTCTATTGCTATTTCCAGGGCCGTTTCAACCGGCATAATCGGCCCTTTATTCTCCCGCCCGGTTACTTCAAGAAGCCCGGCTATGTATCTGATCTGGTCTTCAGAGATATCGCTTTTTGCTAACCCTTTATCCTCCCGCTGCTTTCTTCCACTCTTCCAGCCGTACTGCTTTGCCGTTCTGTAAAGCGTCCGTTCAGAAAACCCCGTAAGTTCCCTAAACCGCTCAATCACCTTTGCGGTGTCATTATTACAATTCAATTCATGAACAAAATCGGCTTGCCACATTTCCGGCCTCTCAGGTTAAATTATTCTGGCTGCTGCCATTCTTCCTCAGGAGCTGCATCGGCTGGCGCGTGGACATCATAAGCGTCCTGATACCAATGGTTAGCTTCCATGCGAAGCCTGTTCAAGAGTGCTATAAGCTGCATGGCTGCAGTCGGGCCGGGCACCTCACATTCAACAAGCCCCCTGATTTCTTTCAGATAACCGTTAA